TGGGTGACTTCTAAACCGAAAACAGTAACCGCAAGGGCAGGTCTTTTGGCCTGCCCCTTTTTAAAAGATTGGGGTAGCACATGATTATTGTAAAGAACAGGGAGCTGTTGATCCCAAGAGAAGAATTTAACATCGGTACAAATTACGACGACAACACCGAGACCCGGCTGTTCCGTCTGAGCAGAGTTACGGCAGGCGGAGTAGACCTCTCCAATATGTCCTTCCACCTGGACCTCTCTTATACCAATGACGAGAAGGACACAGCGGCCCTGGAGAAGGAAGTCACCGATGACTATATCAATCTCACATTAACAATCGCAAACAGCATGCTCCAGGTACCGGGAACCGTGCTCATACAGATCAGAGCACTGGACCTGGACGGAACGCTGAAGTGGACATCTTATCCGGGAGCACTCTTTGTAGAAGACAGCATCAATACTCCTGCCCAGTACACCGGAGACCTCACCGAACTGGAACAGCTGGAGGCGGCACTCTCCGCAGCAGAGACGGCGAGAGTCCTGGCAGAAGAGGCAAGAGCTGCCGCAGAGACAGCAAGAGAAGCGGCAGAAGAACTCAGGCAGATCCAGGAACGGGCAAGACAGCTGCAGGAGACATCCCGTGTTGCATCCGAAACCACCAGAGAAGCAAATGCGAGAATCCTGGAAGAGAACTCCACAAGAATCATCGCACAGATGCAGGCCACAGAGGAAGCGGCAGAACGTGCCGCACAGGAAGCGGCGGCACAGGCCACAGCGATTGAGAACCTCAGAGAAGACCTGGAACAGCGGCTTGCAGGCGGAGAGTTTAAGGGCGACAAGGGAGACAAGGGTGACAAGGGTGACAAGGGCGACAGCGGCATTACCGTACCCCTTGCAGGCTTTTTTACGATGTATGTTGATCAGGATACCGGCGACCTGTACGCAGTAGGGTCGGAAGACCTTTCCGATGAATTTGACTACGACAGCGCGACCGGTAATCTCTATTGGAAGACGGAGGACGGAAACTGATGGCAGTAGTAAGAACGCTTATTGGAAATGTGCGAGGCCCACAGGGAGCAGACGGCAGCAGTTTTGAATATGCAAAAACCTATGCCTCCATAGCTGCGATGAACAGTGACTTCTCCGGAACCGATACCGCGACCGGAGATTATGTAATTATTTCGTCGGCATCCCCAGAAGATCCCGATAACGGAAAGATGTACCGCAAGGGCAACTCTGCATGGATTTATGTGTCAAATCTCAGGGGACCGACTGGCGCGACCGGACCGGCAGGACCGCTGTGTCCGCTGGACACCAGTATGGCAGTAACCGTACCGGGGCAGGCGGCACTTGATGCTGCTTTGGGACCGACACTTGCAGGCAAGCTGGATGCGACCGGCGATTCCGAAAACAACACAGTAACATATACATCCGATGATGTAGCGGATGGTTCCGCATCGGCATGGGAGACGGTGCAGCCACTGACATCCGGAGAAAAACACGAAAGCCTTTTCGCAAAGATATCCAAGGTAGTAAAGAACGTACGATTCCTTTACAAACTGCTCGGAACCACGGACATCTCCGGTATCGGCAGCGGAACCGTAACAGATATCCTGTCGGCACTCAACAGTGGCAAGTTTGACAAGGCGAATGTCGTAAACAACCTGACCACCACCACGGCAGGCTATGCCCTGGATGCCAGAGAGGGTAAGACCCTGGCAGACAATGTAAGTACATTAAATGATGCTATTACGGATTTAAATACTGCACTAGATGGTAAGATTGTAACCACCACAGCGAGGACTGATACGAATGGTTACTGCACTTTTCCATATCCAACCGGATTCAGTAACACTAATTGTGTCCTTGTAGCAATTACAATGATGGGTTTGTCATCTAATCGCTTAGAAAACGTAACATCAACCAGTATCGTGTATTATGCAAGCGGTGTTTCTGCTAGTGGCCTTGTATCGGAAAGAACGCACACAGCATATTTGCTAAAACTTACAACTTGATTACTCATTAGTCTGCCGTATTCGACCGTCGTTATTTAGCTAAATAGCTAATTTAGTATTTGAATATGCCAAATATTTTACAAAAACGCTAACATTCGTGTTAGCAAGTACCGCACCACTCGAATTTGTAACTCTTGCGACCCATGACGATGAACCTCTGCGGATCTGATAGATGTTGCCGTCTGAGTCGTAAGCGATTATAGGTGCAGAGTTGCCCGGAGTTAGTGGAAGACTAACATTCCCGGTTGATGTGGTGGTGTCAGAAAAACTTGTGGTCTTTACTAATGCCGCCAAAGCATCATTTTGTGAACTACTGACAATGTCATTTTCTGTTCGATAGGCACCGAATCCTCCATACCATATACTGATTGTAAAGGAGGGTGAAGTGCTATGACAATTGAAAACCTTTTACTGTCAGTATGTGAAGCTATGACACCGGAACTCACAGACGAACAGCTGACACTTCTTAAGGATGTTCTATTCATGAAATTCAGAGGAATAGAACTCCGGGAGGAAAGCACAGCTGTGCAGACCGCCATCGGCGCGGAAGAGGAACGACTGCTGGACTTCTTCCGGGCATCGAAGATGATCAGCGGAAGAGCAAAGAGCACCATGGACCAGTACCTCCGGGAGATCCGGATACTCAGAGATGAGTGCGGGAAACCTCTTACGGAGATAACCTCAACGGACCTGCGGTGGTACTTTGGCATGTGCAGGGCAAAACGAGGGAACAGCATGAGCACGGTACTGTCTAAGAGACGGTATCTCAGCAGTTTCTATGACTTCCTGTACCGGGAGGGCATCGTCCCACAGAATCCTTTGGAAAAACTGGAAGTCATGAAGGTAGAGAAGAAGGTCCGGGAGGCCTTAAGCACAGAAGACCTGGAAAAGCTCAGAGTAACATGCGGAATGGACTTCCGGGCAAGAGCCTTGGTGGAATTTCTTCTGAGCACCGGAGTCCGAGTAAGTGAGTGCTGCGCACTCAACGTGGGAGACATCGACCTATACCGGCAGGAATTCCTGGTCACCGGCAAAGGGAACAAACAACGAAGATGCTACATCAACGATACCGGATGCTTTTATCTGCTCCGGTACCTCACATGGCGGATGGACAAAGAGCATATCAGCCGGGAAGACCTGTTGGGGAAACCTCTCTTCGCATCATCGAGAGCACCATATAAGAGGATGACAAAGAGGGGAATCGAAAAGATGCTGACGGCCCTGGGGAACGAAGCAGGGGTACAGAATGTGCATCCGCACCGGTTCCGCAGGACCTATGCCAGCACGATGGCATCCAGGGGATGTCCGCTGCAGGACCTTAAGGCCCTCATGGGCCACAGCAAGATTGACACCACCATGATTTACTGTGATGTCAAAGAAGAAAACGTATCTATGTCGTACCGCAGGTACGGCGAAATAGCATAGGAGGTAACTATGGAGTATATCAAACTGAAGGATGAAACCATGCTCCAGATTGAAGAAGGAGCATCCCTGGACCACATCGTCCATGTAGCAGAGGATGAGACGGCAGCAGTCGCAGTCTGTGCATCACTCACTCCGCAGAACATTGCTGAGGTTTCCTTTATCCATGAGTATGAAGGAGAGCAGCAGGTGACCGGCGAGTACCACAACATGATCCTGACTGCCGCACCGGTAAGACAGGACAACGAGGACGAGACCGTCTCTGTAACCTTTGGCATCCGCGAGAAGTCCAGTATCGAGCTGAGACTGGATGCCCTGGAGGAAGGACAGCAGATCCAGGACGGAGCCATCGAAGACATCGCGGCAACGGTTTCTGATATGGGAGGCGAATAATGGGTAGATTCTACGGCACCAAGATCAAGAATGGAGAGATTAATCCGAAGACCGGAGAGGCATGGAAACTTGCAGATGTCCCGAAGCTGTGGAAAGCGGCAACCGAGGCATGGCTTGAAGCAAATCCGTAACAGCATGCACACCTCCTTTATTTATGGGGCAGAGGGAAACCTCTGCTCCTTTTGTGTAGGTGCATATTTTCGCGGAAATCGTCTATCGTGGAAGAAAAAGAAGGAGGACCGGCAATGACATTGGCAGAACTCATCGCTGAAGTGGACGAGAATCGCCCAAATCAGTTTGACAAGAACAAGAAGACCGGATGGGTCAATGAGATCGAAGCAAAGGTAGTCCGGGCAGTGATCAACCGTGCCATGTGGAACGAGGTGGTCTTTAATCCGTATCAGTATGAGCTGGATGCGGAGAAGGAGTTACTGGTTCCGGATGAGCACAAAGATGTCTATGAGACCTATCTCTACGCAAAGATGGACTACACCAACGGAGAGATCGACCGATACAACGCGGATGCGGCGATGCATTCAGCAGCCTGGGCGGACTACGCAGCGGAGTACCGCAGGACGCACTATCCGAAACCGGTGGTATGGTCATGAGACTTCCGATTATCAGCAGTTATCCGAACAAGAGACAGAGAGCGGTAGGAGCTTTCAAGGGACTGAACGAAAACCTGGTCAGCGCACCGGCAGAGTTTTCCGCCATGAAAAACATGTCTGACCGGCTCTATCCTGCGATAGCTACCAGACAGCCGAGGGGAACCACGCTGCGGACCTTCTCGGTACCGAACGGTCTCTACTATAAGAACCATCTGTTCTACATCGAGGGAACAACCTGCTACTACAACGGCGAGGTAGTCTCCGGACTGACCGTCACAAACGGCAGGAAGCGGATCGTAGGCATGGGAGCCTTTATCTGCATATACCCGGACAAGAAGATTTTCAATACGGCAACAGGGGAAATCACAGCCATTGAAGCATCCTATACCCAGTCCGGAACCATCACATTCCAGGAGCTTTCCACAGACTCTGTGTTCACGAAGATCACTGCCACCGGCATTCAGAACGCGGTGAAGCAGTACGACGGAGTCGAGATTGCAGGGGTAAATGACGATGCTTTCAAGGTAGACGGACAGCCGGTGACCAAGGTTATTACCGAGATCGGCACCAACTACATAGTGGTTACCGCATCCATCCAGAACAGCTGGACAGGAGATGCGGAGATCCTGGCATCGGGCAGCAGTACAAGGATAAACGGGACCGGCATCCAGGAGAAATTCAAGGTAAACGACCGGGTAAAGGTAGTCGGATGCGCTGACTCTGCACTGAATGTAACCGACCGGACCGTCACATCCAAAGGTGCGAACTACATCATCATCAGTGGTTCCTTCCCGGCGAAGAACTACACCCAGTCCGGGACCCTGACCTTTGAATATTACTACGCGGGGTCAGACAAGACCAAGATCTCCGGAGGAAACCTTGGAACCATGTTCACGGAAGGGGATGTGGTCACAATCGCGGGATGCAGTAACTCTGCATACAACGGGACCAAGACCATCCGACAGGCAGGAACGAACTACATTCTTGTAGACGGAACACTCACCACAGCCTTTACCCAGGCATCCGGAGTCACCATCACCAGGACGAAGGCATCAGCAGAGGACATCATCGTAAAGAGAACAGCCTTTACCCAGTCCGCCGGAATCACCATCAAGCGAAAGTCCCCCGACATGGACTTTGTCTGTGAGCACAACAACCGGCTCTGGGGATGCAACTCTCTCAACCACGAAGTCTATGCTTCCAAGCTGGGAGATCCCACCAACTGGAACTGCTACGAAGGATTGGCCACAGACTCTTATACAGTCACGGTGGGCAGTGATGGAGACTTCACCGGCTGCATATCCCATTCCGGATACGTTCTCTTCTTCAAGGAAAACTCCATCCATGTCATGTACGGTGCGAAACCGGCAAACTTCCAGCTCAACAGCAGGAATGCACCGGGAGTGCGGAAGGGATGCGAGGACTCCCTGCAGGTGGTGGCGGAGACCCTCTACTATGTCGGAAGGAACGGAGTCTATGCATACGACGGGTCAATCCCGCTGAAGATTTCCAACAATATTATTTCAGAGCTTACGGAGGCAAGAGCCTCTCAGCAGAACAACATCTATTATCTGTCCTGCCTTAAGGACGGGAAGCAGACGCTGCTGACCTATGATCCGAAATATCAGATATGGGATGTCGAGGACGACACCAAGTTTGATTTCGCGGCATATGGCGACGGCAGGCTCTATTACATCGATGAAAACAAGGAACTGACCACAATCACCGGCGAGAACGACGAGCAGGTCTGGTGGTCCATCGAGTCAGGAGACCTGACCGAGAATGCCCTGGATGAGAAGTACATCAGCAAGGCTCAGTTTAATTTCGTGCTCTCCCCCGGAGCGGAGGCCAACATCTATTTCAAGTATGATGATGATCCTCTCTGGGAGAAGAAGGGAACCATCTATAGCACGAAGCAGACCACATATACTCTGCCGATCATCGCAAGACGGTGCAATCGCTTCCGCTGGAAGATGGAGGGCAAGGGGCAGATCAAGCTGATGGCGATGGCGATCAATATCGAAGGGGGGTCGGAGCTGAATGGCAGCATTCAACCTTGGAAACGCAGGTGATATTTCCTCTCTCAATGACTTCCCAAAGATCCAGTCATACCTATATAAGCTCAACGAACAGCTCCGGTATATGTTCGACAACCTCTCCCCAGAGGACAATTACAACGACCAGGCACTTCTGAAGTATGTCTCAGACGGTGAGAAGCAGAGTGCCATCGAAGTCTCCCTGGAGCAGATATCGCTTTCGATGGTAGACAAGGACAATGTGGTAGCTGCCATCAATATGTCCAAGGAAGGGATACAGATCCAGGCGGACAAGATAAAGATGGAAGGCCTTGTGACCGTCAACTCCTATTTCAAAATAGGACTTGACGGTTCCATCGAGGCAAAGAACGGAAAGTTTTCCGGGCATATATCCGCATCAACCATGGATTCCTCAGAGATCAGGCTGGGCGGAAACGGCAAGGACGGAAAGGTCATCGTCAAAAACTCCCAGGATACGGAGATCGGACGGTGGAGCAAAGACGGGATAGATGTCAAACAGGGATCTATCAGAGGTACTGCGATCACCGTAGGCGGAAGCGGCACGGCAGGAAGCATGTCAGTCCAGAATGCAACCGGAGTGGAGATCGGCAGGTGGGATCTGAACGGTCTCACAATGAAGAACGCTTCCGGGCAGACCATAGGAACGTGGAACGCGAATGGAATCAATGTTCTGAAGGGAAGCATCTCCGGTACAACCATCACGGCGAAGCGTGGAAACAAGGTAGGATTCTATGCAGACGGAACGGATGTAAAGCTCGGTGACTTCTATGTCGAGGACTGGAACGGCAGACAGGTCCTGCAGGCACAGGACCTGACAACCGGCATATCCGGAAGACCAACCACAACCAGCGGATACTACATGTGGGCAGGATGGGAATCAAGCTCAGACTTTATCTTTGCTGTCGAGGCATCCGGGAACGTGGTGGTAAACGGCGGACTGGTTATCAATGACTTCAACCTTGCAAGGGTACAACAGATGTTCCTGGATACCGAGGCATGGCTGGCGGACCTGGATGACAGAGTATCAGCTCTGGAAGGCGGAGGAGAATGATGGGGACATGGATTAAAGTAAATGGATTTACCTATAAATGCTCAGTTTGTCAACATGATATCCACACTATCTTTGACCCGGCACTCTGGAAGGATGCGTGGAAAGAATGCCCATGGTGTGGAGATAAGAAAGAGGTAATAGATGGAGAAGACGGTGAAGTACCGAGAAGCTGATGTGATTAGGGCGCTAAATTTACTGAACGGCTTGGATGTAAAGGGAGTCGAGAATATGGAGAGACTGCTGACGGCATTCTCGATTATACAGAATCCGCTTCCGAAGGAGGAAGAGAAGGAGGAAGAAGATGGCACTGAGTAACAACCTTAAAAAGAAAGTGACGAGCCTTACCGGGCCGTCTGCGGCGGCACCGGCGAAAGCACCGGTGACGGGGCCTGGTTCTCCTACAGTATATGCACCGGGAGCACCGAAGACCCTCTCTGAGACTTTGAGACAGAGCATAAACAGAAAGATTCCCGGAGCTGCCACGGCAGGACTTAATGCGGGAGATGCGGTGCCTTCTGTCCTTGGCATCACAGAGAACGGCAGCTTTGACCACCTGTCCAGTCCGAATGCCCCTATCAGCAGTACGGTAAAGAAGAACAGGAAGTATGCGAAATTCTCTCCGAGTGAGACCACATCCGGATATCTGTCCCGACTGAGAGATATCGAAGATGATGCTCCGGATACATTTTCCTACGATCCCTTCAAGATCAGCGACAAGACCAACGAATATTACGACCTGATGAAGCAGACGGAAGGGAACAAGCCAGGAGACTTCAACAGCAGATACGAAGGAGCGGTGCAGAGCATCCTCGACGGCATCCTCAATAAAAAGTCCTATAACCTGCAGGACGACAAGAACTACAACCTGCTTTACAACCAGGCGAGAGAATCCTACATGAACGCAGGAAACAAAGCCATGCGGGATGCCATGGGAGCGGCACAGGCACAGACCGGAGGATACGGTTCTACGGCGGCACAGATTGCAGGGAGTCAGGCTTATGACAACTATCTGCAGGGAATGAACGACAACAACGCGGCACTCGCGCAGCTTGCCTATCAGATGTGGCAGGATGAGAACGCAGACCGGTACAACCAGCTGTCGGCAGTCCAGGGTCTTGACGAATCCGATTACAACCGCTGGCTCAACAACTACAGAAACTGGCAGGACGACCGGAACTACTATGCAGGCCAGTACCAGAACTTCTACAACAATGACTGGAACGAGTATCAGTACGGCACCGACATGGACTACAACATCTGGCGCGATGAGCTGAACCGGTACATGCAGGACAGAGACTACTACGCGGGACAGTACCAGGCAGGTATGGACAACGATATGGGCCTCTATCAGTACGACACGAACCTGGACTATCAGCTGGATCGGGATGCCATCAGCGACTATGACGATGCCTTCAAACAGGCATTGACCCTTGCCCAGAACGGCATTGCGATTCCTGCCCAGTACGCGAACCGGCTGGAACCGGAGACCCTTGCGGCACTCCAGGGAGTGGCGGCACAGGCAGCAGAAGGAACCGGAGGATCCGGTGGTTCCGGTGGCGGAGGCGGAAGAGGCAGAAGAGGCGGAAGCAGAAGAAAGGGCGGAAGCTCAAAAAAGGGGAAAGATTCTGACTTCGTTGATCCGGATATCACTGTGACGGATGCCATGAAAATGATGAGATCCGTAGCGGCAACAGGAGGTGTAGATGCGGCAAGAGACCTGGGGCAGTCATTGCTGAACAGCGGAAGGATCATCACAAACGATGCTCTGGTAGACAGTGTTTCAAAACAGATGTTGGGCGAACTGGCGAACATTAAGAAGGACATGACAGGGAATGCGAAGGAACCTCCGAGCTGGTACGGAAGAACCATGACTCTGAACAGGCAGACCCCATCCTCCTGGACGGGACAGTCACTATTATCCGACCAGACAATATTTGATAAAGCTGCGGAAAAGGTAAAAAAGAAGACAAAGAAGTAGGAGAACGGCATGGCTAAAAAGAAGAAGGAAGTATGGACACCAAACGCTTCAAATTCAAAGTCAGCGGCAGAGGAATATCTGAGAGACTTCAGACAAAAGAGAGTAGAAAATCCGCACTATGTAGAAAAACCCGCAATACCTGACTGGACATATCGCGCATCGCAGGCGGAAGCATTCAGAAAGAATGCTCCGTCTATGATGTCTATGAATGCAGAAACAACAAGGAGAATGCAGGAAGCGTCCCCTCTTTATAGCCTCGCAAGAAAGACTGTAGAAGACCGGGAAAGAGAGCAGCGCACAGCCTTCCAGAACCAGGCAGCACAGGCACTGGGACTGACCGGCAGGCCCATATCCTCAAAAGGAATCCAGGAGGCCATAAACCGCAACAACTACAATTACAAAAGGGCATTCGGGACCGGAATTGGAGAGGGCATCCGGAAGAACATTGCGGAGACCCGCGGAGCGAGAAGGAATGAGATCGCAAACATTGCGGCAGAAAATGCGAAGCGGCAGCAGGCTGAGCAGAAGAAACTGGCACAGGACAGAATCGAGAACAGGAAAGATGGATTCACCCAGGTGTCAAAGACTGCGGAGCCTATTGGACAGAAGAGCCTGCAGGAGCTGACTGCGGCAAGGAATCTCAATGACCGCAAGGACGGTGCGGTAGCCATACCGAAACGGCAGCCGAATCTGAATGGCTATGTACCGGAAGAAAACACCTATGAGCAGATCTCCCAGGATCCTGACTTCAACCTTTACAAATTAAAAGGCAAGACATCTTTCTATGATCCGGACTACCAGGCAGGCATAGACCGTCTTTTCGGAGCATCCCCTGTTGATTACATGACACAGGAGCAGAAGGATACCTATAACTATATTTACGGCAGGTATGGAAGAGACGCGGTAAAAGAGTATGAGCGGAGCATCCTTCCGGAGCTGAACCGGATGATGCAGGAAGACATTACAGAAAGAACATATGAGGAATCGAAGAACAATCCTCTGAAGGGACTCGGACTGGACATTGCAAATGCATTCTGGGCACCGCGTGGTGCATTTGAAAGTGCGGTAAATGTCATCACAGGACAGCCAATCGACACGAATTCCAGAGCATTTATCGGGACGAATGCATCAGCTGCGGCACACCAGGGAATCATGGACAAGGCGAAAGAAACCTTCGGCGACAATGTCTTTACAGATGTTATCGGAGAGGGTGTACTTGGCATGGCTGAAAATGCTTCCAGGTATCCTTTGGGGGCAGCAGGCCTTACATTCATGGGCATGCAGGCGGCATCCTCCGGAATTAAGGACGCGAAGGACCGTGGGGCGACAGATGAGCAGGCCCTGGCAGTAGGTGTGACCAACGGTATCGTAGAATATCTCACCGAGGAAGTCTCTCTCGGAAACCTGGAAAAGGTTACACAGTTTACAGAGAGCCCGATCCGGACGGCAAAGGACTTTGCAAAAGCAGTAGCATATAACTTCGGAGTAGAAGCATCAGAAGAAATGGCATCCGAGGTACTTGATACCGCTGCGGACCTTATGATCATGCAGGGCAATTCCCAGACCATGCAGAGATACAACGGATACCTGGGGCAGGGAATGACGGAAGGACAGGCAAAGCTCGCCACTTTCACCGACTTTATGAAGGATGTTGCTTATTCCGGAGTTGTTGGTGGTGTGACCGGTGCAGGCATGGCAGGAACAGCAGGTCTTTACAACCTTGCCATGAGTCAGAAACAGGCAAACAATATCAATCAGCTTATGACCACTGATATGGCACGGCAGGGTATGATGCCGACCGAGAATCCGACACAGATGCTGCAGAACCTTGCGAGGGAAAGCGAACAGGCACAGCAGGGGCCGTCTCTGTCCGAGGTCAACAGATGGGCATCCAGCGAGAGAGAAGATCCGAAGAACTATCTGTATGAATGGCACAGAGAAGCAAGCGAGAACCTTTCCGATACATTCGAGGGAGAAGAAGGAAAGAAAGCATTTGAAAAAATCCCGCTGACAGAACGGACAAGAGCATATCGGTCCTTCATGGACTACTACAACCTTGGGTATCACGGCACGGAAATCTCAGAAGAAAAGGAGAAACGTGCGCAGCAGGTGCTGAACTTCCAGCAGATGGACGAGGCCATGAAAGCTGGTGCGCTTGATGCGCAGACGAACTATCCGGGGCAGCAGGTCAGGAAGATCGAGGAATCGGCAAAGAATGTCAAGATTGCAGGCACACCGGAAGGTACTGTTACATATGACAAGAGCAGATATCAGTACTGGACAAGCGCACAGAAGCTGCGTGTCAACTATGTCGGAGCAATGGTTTCCAAGGTATTCGGCATAGATGTGCATTTCTTTGAATCGGTAGCAGGAGAGGATGGGAAATTCTATGAAAGGGATTCCTATTTTGACCCAAACAAGGAAAACCGGGAAGCAAAGAACGGATCATTCTATGTAGATAAGGCGACGGGAAGACCGACAATCACCCTGGATATCAACGCAGGTATGTTCCGGGCATCAGACTGGACCGGAGATATCAGCGATATTAAGACTATTTTCCCGATTGTCTCCCATGAGATGACCCACTACCTGGAACAGTTTGCACCGGAGCATTACAAAGCTCTGTCTGACGCAGTAGTCAATTCCCTTGTGAAGAACAAAAACTATACAAAGGGACTGACACTGAACCAGATGATCCGGGAACAGCGTGTATGGATGGAAACTCATGAGCATCAGAAGTACAGTAACGATGATGCGCTTAGAGAAATCGTGGCAAGAGCATGCGAGGACATGCTTTCCGGAAATGCAGACGCTGTCAACGCTTTTGAAAGTCTGAACAGTAAAACGAAGAGATACATCTGGGGCCATGTTAAGAAGATATTCGACAACCTGCATGATTTCTTCGCACAGATGCTCGGAAACTATGAGTCGAGGTCAGCAGAGGCCAAGGCTATCCGTCAGAATATGGAAGAGTTTGAACGCATCCGTGGAATGTGGCAGGAGGCGCTTGGCTTTGCGACAGAAAACCTTGCAAGGCAGGATGCAGTAAGAGCAGAAAATATCAGTACGGAAGCAGAGCAGGCAGAGACTGCAGAGAAGGTAGTGCCTGCGGCAGAAGTCATCGAAACCAATGGACAGGATAGCGAAAACGCAAGAGAGGCATTCTCTATACGGCAATTCGCGCAGGCACTTGACTTCGACCTGCGGTTAAACGCAGAAGGATTCCCCTTTGAGATTATTGACCCGAAGACGGGGAAGGCAGTAAAGAAGGTAACAGAGGAGCATATGCGGCAGACTCCGATGGGATATCTGATTGAAGCTGCCCGGCAGAATAACACGATTGACGAGGAAACAGCAGATAAACAGCTGAAGATGTTTGCGGATCTGATGAACCTGACACTGAAGTACGACAGCGCGTCCACTCCGATGGTTTGGGAAATTGCAGGTTCGATGATGTTCAGCTCTGTGAAGTCCAACTCCGATGCTCAGTACGCGACAACCGTGGACTACGGTACGATCTGTGCAAAGACACAGGGCCTCATCGATGTACTGTCCAAAACGATGGTAGAGAAGGGAAGAGGACTCACCAGAAAAGAAGTTATCGATGCATATAACGCGACAGCACATAATGGTCTGTCTGTACCCTGCCCGGTATGCTATGTATTCTCAAGATGGATGGGTGTACCGTCACTCCTTGAAACAATGCGGCAGTGCCAGGTAAGATTTGAAAACGCATCGGAGAAAGAGGTAAAGAAGTATATCAATACGATGCTGGACAGATACGGTGATGCGAAGGGAGTCAATTCCAGAAAGACTGCTCTACAGAATCAGGCGGCAAAACTTGACAGGGACCTGCAGGCGGCAATGCAGAAGGGGGACATGGAGGAGCAGAGAAAGATCGAGAAAAAGTGCGATCAGCTGGAGAAAGAACTCCGAGATGTTGAGAGCTTTAACTGGGTAACGCAGGTTCGCTGCGTATCTGACAAGAAGGGCGGATACAAACTGGATCCGAGCTACAAATCCGTACCGAACGAAATCCTTCTTGACCTTACAAGAACGGGAGACTTTGCATCGAAGTACGCGAAGTCATGGAAATACAGAGTCACAAGAGGAGCAGGCATGGGCAAGGCCATCATGCCTTATTCGGGTGCGACCATCGGCGATTTCATCAAGGGTAACAAGACAAAGTGGGAGAAGGCAAAGAACGTATTCTTCAAAAAGGATATTAAGGCCGCAAAGACAGCAGTAAAGAGAGCAAACACCAGAGCGAAAGCGCAGAACCTTATCGGAGGACAGAGATTCCAGTCCACATCTGACTTCAGAGCAGAATGGGGCATCGACTACCTGATGACATTCCTGGAGTGTCAGGCAGCAGGATCACAGGTACAATTATACACAAAGGTGATTGAAGCTGTGGATATGTTCGCGACAGCTGGAGCCGAGGTGAACCTTTCCATCATGCCGAAGGATAACGGATATGTCGGAAACAAACTGGTATTCTCAGATGTGACCGGAATTAATTTCAACGAAGCTCTGAAGAAGACGAGAAAATACGACAATGTGCAGATGATCCTGGTCGGCATCAACGATAAGCACATCCGACTGGCCCTTAAGGACAAGAGAATATCTTTCGTGATTCCGTGGCATCCGTCAGGAAGCTCCAAAGAAACACTGTCCGCGTTGATGACTGCGGTAAACGAGAACCTCAGTGACGCGAAAAGCTACGAAGACTCCCAGAACGACAAGATCATCGACAACAGCGAAGAAATGGTAAAGATGAGAAAACTGCGTGAGGATATTCTCATGCGGAAGATCGGAACTCTTTCAGACGAACAGCAGGAGATGCTTGACAGGAATCCGTGGTTGAATGATTTGTACCGGAGATTCTACTTAGATAAGACCGCAAAAGAATATGGAGTAAAGCTGAACAAAAAGCAGATATCCAGCCTGTTCCCGTATGAATACTGGGATACAAGTCTCACCATCGAAGATGCGGACGAAAACGGAAGAAGGTTCCAGAAATACTGTGCATCACTTGGATATCAGCCGAGATTTTCTCAGTTTGCAAACGATGAAGGATACTGGAAACTGCTCATCGACCGGAGAATGTACAACAATGACGGGACATATCATGAACCCAAGGCCATTGATGTCACAAACGTGAAGGTATCGAGCATCCCGCAGGCCGTCAATTCAAATAACTACAAAGATGTAGATAAAATCGCGCAGGCCACAAGGGATACTCTCCGAGCAATCGATAACGAGCAGAACGACCTGAAAGCAATTGAGGAAGAAGAAACCAATAGAGAGCAGTATTCATCCCGTGATTCTGCAGAACACAAAGGTTCTGAACATGAGGTAGACGCGAACACCATCGAGATCGTAAACAGAGGGAAAGTCCAATATAGCGAGAGAATTTCAGACCCGAACCTTGTTACTCAACTTGAAAAAGAGATAGAGAACGGGGACTATATCACCACATACAAAGCAATGCAATTGATCGACGGGAAACTTTACCCACCCATGGCGGCGAAGACGAAGGGAAAAGATGGTAAATACCATCTGACAAATGCGTCAGAACTCGGAGTATGGCAGAGGGCAGTAGAAGATCCCACGAACATTAAGATAAAAAACGGGAAAGGATACTACACGCTCAACAAGGGAAACGGGAAGAGCATCGATGCGGCATACAACCCGTATGAGCACTCTTCAAATCTTGTATTAAATGACCAGTTTGAAGAAGCATACAACAGGACGAATATTGTTACTGTCGAGTGCGTAATACCAAAAAGCGAGATCGACAATCCGTACAGAGCAGAATATGCAAAGGACGCAACCGGAGTACTTGACTGGAAAGCTGGTACAGTTGCAGGGAAACTGAAAAACAACAGAAGGATGGTATATCTTTCACGTTATTTAAAACCGGTCCGCATTCTGAATGAATCAGAAGTGGCAAAAATGTGGAAGGAAACACTGGGAGATTCGGGGATATCGGTTCCTTTCAATGTTGTAACTCCGCAGCTAAGAGAAGCACTTGAAGCGGAAGGAGTAAAAATAGACTACGAAGGGTCTCCAACGTACAGAAGCAGAAACAAAAAGCAGTATTCATCCCGCGACTCCGAAGGATTCAACCTCACAGAACGGCAGCAGGTTTTTTACAAAGAATCACAGGCAAGAGACGAGAACGGAAATCTGTTGGCACTTTATCACGGCACACCGACTGCAGGCTTTACAGAATTCCGCGAAGGAAGAGATGGGATATGGTTGACAACCAGCAGAAGGGACGCGGACTCTTACGCAGGAAACTGGGAAGGGAAGCTGTTTGACCCGGACGAGACAACACAGAGAGAAAACACCAGGGGAGAGTCTTACAGAATCGGAAAGCATTTCCGCTTTGAATCAGAGGAAGACAGACGGAGGTTCCTGCAGGAGAATCCAGATGCGGAGTCCTATATGGATGTCCACGAAATTGCTGAAAGACAGCGCGAACTGGATGACGACTGGGATCGGGAAGACTATTACGACCTGCAGGACGAACTGGACAATATTGCAGAACGCAGCAGAGAACTGAAACGTGCATACAGAAGATATGAGATGAAGCATTCTCAGGACACAACCATCGGAGAAATGATGGATAGTCCGGGAAAATACTCCGCTGATGACTTTGCGACAGCATGGCTTTCTCTTGACAGCAATGCGGAAGTCTATGACGAGGCTGAATATGAAAGCGAAGAGCAGTACAGAGATGTACTCGCTGACAGCCTCGCAGAAGCTGTTCGGGCCTGGGACGAAGAGGATCCTGGGACTTTGCAGGAAGTAAGAGACAGGAAGGTGAAGGTTCGCATTCCGGAAGGGACAAAGGGAACCATCACGAACACACCGAATAACCGCACTTACAAACTCTATGCTAACGTGACTCATCCATATGTCATGGATGCGAGAGGAAAGGGAAACGAAGGATTCAGACTGACTGTAGCTGAAAAGATTCATGATGACAGATACGATGGTGTTATTGTAAAGAACGCAAGAGTAGGGAGACATCAGGAACTTGGAACGGTAGTTGTGGCGAAGAATTCAAATCAGGTAAAGCTCACTACAAATCAAAACCCGACAGAGATTGCAGATATCCGGTATTCCTCCCGCGAGGACGATGCTTTCAGCCTGTGGCAGGATGTAGTCTCCGAGAAGAACGATGCTGCAGGAAGAGACTCGGTGTTCTTTTTGGACGAGGATGATCCGACAAAGGTTACCTATCAGCAGCAGGAATACTTCGAGGAGATGTCCAAGACCAACGACACCATCAAGGCCATGAACGCGGCACTTCACCAGGCAATCGGCGAAGGAAAGAAAGTCGATGTCGATAAGTTTGCAGAAGAGCAGGCCAAGAAGCTGAGAAGGAGCTACGGTTCCAAGACGGCGAAAGGGGACCTGACAGAAGCTATCCGGTCTCTTTGTGAAAAGATGAATGCCGCCATCCAGAAGGATGCCAATGACATTGCTGTTGTCGCATCCAATATTGGACGGGAAGTAATGCAGGGAATCGTCGTGGAAGATGACACCATGCGGAAGCAGTATCCGAACCTTAAGCGGGAGCTGAAGACATACAGAATCCTTCCCGGAGAGAAAGTCAGAGCAGACATGGCTGCGGCATACGACAGCTACGAAGCATTCCGGAGAAGAGCATTTGGAAATCTGACCATTGTCGGAGATGATGCAGGGAACTTTGTCCGCGTTGACTCTGTATATCAGGAGCTGAACGAGAAGTATCCGGAGCTGTTCCCGGACGATATCAAGAACGAGTCCGAGCAGATGCTCCGGATCATGGAAGTGGCACAGGAAGTCTCCGGAAAGAAGGTAACATATACTGAAGCGTGGGGAACCAGTCAGGACAACCTGGACGAAATGTCCTATATGATCGGACAGGATATTCTGAACGACTACTACAAGGCAGCAGGCACACCGGCATTCGGTGGAGTCCTGGAGTCGGTCCGCAATGACCTTATCAAACAGCATAAGGCAGAAATGAAGGAAGCCTTTGCAGAGAAAAACAGGACTATCAGGGACCTGCGGGAAAGACTCAGGAACGCAGAGGGGAAAGACTCTGAAAAGATTAAGGCAAGACTGGAGGCTCTCCGGAACGACAAGAACAATCAGCTGGCGCGGATGCAGCAGAGGTACGACCAGAAGCTGGAGAAGATCAAGGAGAGGAGAACAGACTCAGAAGCGAGAACGAGACTCCTCAAGGCAGCACAGAGACTCGCAAGGCTGAAGGGCGGACCGGAATTCGAAGCACGAAAGCAGGCGCTTATTGGAGAACTAGATCTCTTTGCGAAGGGAATCGGGAAAAACACCGAAAAGAAGCTGCAGGAGCTGAAAGCAGAAGCAGAAAGACTGAAAATAGAGGATAAGGATTATGAACTGCTTGGGTATGAGAAGGCGAAAGCAGTATTTGAAAGACTATCCAAAAAGAGAATAGCGGACATGACGGGCCGTGATGTAGCAGAACTGACAGAACGAATCGTGGAACTGACCTATATGCAGCAGGCGACCAAGAGGATCATGAACAAGGAGCTGCAGATTCGAGTAGCGACAGCAGGAAAGCGGGAGATCGCGCTGCAGAAACTGGTCAAGGGAATCAACGACCGGAACGCGATCGGGTCCACATGGGGCAGATATAAGCTAAACATGCTGAATCCGACAAGAGCAATGGCTATGCTTGACGGGTATCATACAGACGGTATACTGACTGCTCTAGGAAAAGCACTGAATGACGGGCAGACCAAACAGAACGAATTCCTGATGAAGGCCTCGAAGAAATTCAATACCTTCCTGGACGCACATCCGGACCTGGTCAAGACCTGGTATCAGACAGACATCGACACAGGTTTCAAGGGAGAGGACGGCAAACCGATATATATCAACAAAGGCATGCGGATATCACTCTACCTGCATAGTCTGAACTACCAGAACCGGAACCACATTGCAAACGCAGGCATAGAGATACCGGACGCAAAGCTCTACCAGAAAGGGAAGTACCAGGAGGCATATCGATACCAGCAGAGACTGAAACTGAAACCTACCGACATCCAGAATATCGTTGCAGGAATGACGGCGGACGAGAAAGCATTTGCAGAAGTGGCGAAGGAATTCCTAAACATTGACACAAAGGATGCCATCAACGAGACTTCCATGGTGCTGAACGGCACCTACAAGGCGACAGTAGACAATTATTTCCCGATCCGGACGGACCCGAACTTCGTTATGGGTGACATCACAGGACTTATCCAGGATGGAACCATCGAAGGATGGGGAGCTCTGAAGGAAAGAAAAGAAGGAGCGGCAAAACCGATTCTCCTGGAAGATGTGGCAGTCGTGCTGCAGAGGCAGGCACAAAACACTGCGAGATACTATGGACTGGCGATTCCAGTTAGAGACTTTAATAAGGTATTCAAGTGGCAGACGCCGAACAGCAAGGACGAGTTGTCAACGAGTGTAGCAGAAGCTATCAATACATCCTGGGGGAAAGCAGGCACAGAGTATATCAAGAACATGCTCAGAGATATTCAGACCGGAGCACCGGGAGCAGAAGGACCGGGAGCAAAGATTTTCTCTTCCCTCAAGTCTACCTATGCGGGAACCGTGCTGAACTGGAACATCGGTGTATCTATTAAACAGTCAGCATCGGCACCTTTCGCGGCAGTCGTGCTTGACACAAAGTCGATTGCCAAAGCATTTGCACCGAACAATTTCTTCCGGAAGGCTGACCTGGAATACATGGACAGCATTACCCCGTGGTCTTACATGAGACGGCAGGGCATGTCCGGAACGGAGATGGGAGAAGTCTATAAGCCGAAGAACTTTGTGCAGAAGTCTGAGAAGCTGCAGAGATTCAAGCAGAAGACCAACTTCATCCAGGCAGTCGATGTTTGGACTACAAACAGACTGTTCCTTGCTACGGAGTATTATGTGCAGGATCACTTCCCGAATTTGGAAAAGAGAGGACCGGAGTATAACAGAAAAGTAGCAGAACTGTACAACGACATGCTGCAGAGGACACAGCCTTCCTACGATGTAATGCAGAGGAACGCATTCCTCCGGAGCGACAGTCCTGCCACAAAGATTTTCGGAATGTTTAAGACTCAGACCTTTAACATGGGAGGAGAGGTTATCGATGCCTGGGGCAGGCTGACCGCGTTTGAGAAGATGCACAAGGACAAACAGGTCAGCGATGCACAGCTGAAGAAAGTCCGTGGACAGTTTGGCAGAACGGTGGGAGCGACCATTGCATCTCAGCTTATGCTGACGGCACTGGGAGTACTTGCAAAAGCAGTCTACCACAATATGAAGAATTACCGGGACGACAAGGGAGAAGTCACACCGGAGAGCACTTTCATGAGAGCTATATATGAATTCCTGACATCGTTTTCTGGAATGACAATGGGAGGATCAGAAGCACAGTCCTTCTTCCTGGCACTCACCGGAAAAGAAAAGTGGTATGACATGGAATATCCGGGACTCAGTACCATCAATGACTTCATGACGAACTCCACAAAGGTTACTGAGAATTTCCGCAAAGCATGCGAGAGCGGATGGAAAGCGGATGACGCAGAGAAATTCCGCAACAGCTGTGCGGAGCTGGCAATGAGTGCGGCTATACTGGGAAGAATCCCTGCCGACAATATTTACAAACTTGCCAATGCGCTTTACCTGCATGTGCAGGACATCAAGAACGGGGACTTTGGAAAGTTTGAAGCGGGAGAGAGCCTGCTCGGACTGAGAGATTCCAGCGTAACCAAGGACCAGTACGCACAGAGGGCGGCGGCAGCTTACGCGGCAGGAGACACGGCAGCAGGAGACCAGTGGGCAGAGAAGACTACGAATAAGAAACTCCAGGCGGCAATGTATGGAGACCTGGGCATCGACGAAGACTCATCAAAGGCAATGGTGGCATATGTCAAAGACGGCGGAAACGCGACAGAATTTGAACGTGGGCAGGCACTTGCCAAGGAACTGGAAGAAAAGGACATCAAGGGAGATGAAGTCTACGCATATGTAGTCGGAACCAAAGACTATACCAACCAGGAGAAAATTGCATGGTTTAAGTCGTCAACACAGAGGACAGACTCCAAGAAGTACACAGCATGGAAAGATGCAGGATACGGAGACTGGGATTTCCTCAAGTACCGGTCAGACCTGAGTAGGTTCTCCGGAGACGGGAAGCAGGATAAGATTGTAAACTATATCAAGACCCAGACCACAGACACCAAGAAACGGAAGGCCCTGTGGATGCTGGCAGGATACAAGGAATCATCCTACGACAAGAATATGAACTAGGTTTTCCTCCATCACGGGGACCCCTTCGGGGGTCCCTTTTTCTAGGTGCATATATGAAAAGAAACTGGATATGATCAATATATGAAAAGACAGAGGGAGGACACAGCATGGTCTATATTCCAATCACGATCTCATTTGTAGCACTACTATTCAGTCTTTACCAGTTTGCCAGTAAGAACAACAAGGAAGAGACATCTCAGATAACCACAGTCTTAATAAAGCTGGAAGCGATAGCGGAAAGTATTCTGGAACTGAAGGGGGATGTGCGGTCCATGCGCGATGACCTCAATGACCTGCGGGAGAGGATCACCAGGGTGGAGGCATCCGCAAAGCAGGCCCACAAGAGACTTGACCATATGGAAGGAAAGGAGAGCAGATCTGATGATTGATTGGAAAAGGAAGTTGACGAGCAGAAAGTTTTGGATGGCAGTAGCAGGATTTACGGCAGGACTGTTGGTATGCCTCGGATATCCAGAGTCAGTAGCAACCCAGGTCGCAGCACTCATCATGTCCGGTGGTTCTGTGGTGGCATATTGCGTCGGGGAAGGATTTGCAGACGGTGCAAATCAACTCAAGTAGGAGGAGCTATGGGAAGCCTGGAAGGATTAATCGCAACAGGAAAGTCCTTTGTCGGATATATTGAGAAAGCATCCAATGCATATCTGGATTCCCTTCGGGATAACCGGGGAAGCAGGAACTATACCTGTTTTGCACGGGATGTCAACGCGGCAGGCCTTGCAGGATGCCAGGCACAGCCATGGTGCGCGACATTTCAGTTTGCGCTGGAACTGTACGAATATGGGAAGGCGGAAGCTCTGAAGCATTGGTGCATGACTCCGCAGACCTATGTGGGATACAACTGCTTCAGCACTCTGTCAGCCTTTGAGCGAAAAGGGAAGACCGGAAGCGTACCGAAGCTGGGAGCACTGGTCATCTTTAATTACTCCCATATGGGCAGAGTCATCCGGATCTACAAAAAGTACGGTGCCGTCTGGTTTGATTGCCTGGAAGGGAACACATCCTCCGCGCAGGACGACCGGAACGGAGGCATGGTAGCTATTAAGGAACGCAGAGCAGACGATACCAACATCAGAGCATTCTGCTACATTGACTATCCTGCAGAAACAGTCACACCGGGATGGAGACTGGCCGCCGATGGTGTCCGGTGGTGGTACGAATTTGCAGACCGCACCTGGGCAACCGGAATGCAGGTACTGGAGACCAGCACCGGAAAGCATAAGTATCTTTTCGACAAACAGGGATATATGCTCACAGGATGGCAGCAGGACAACGGGAACTGGTACTACTTTGACGATACAAAAGGTTCCCCAAATGAGGGAGCCATGTGGAAGTCGGATGATACCGGAGCGCAGAAGCTGTGGACTTTGTGATGTATATCACATATAATATCACACGATAAGGCATTTACTTAGGCAGAAAGCGGAGCGCAACAGGGTTCGAGCCCCGTCGCGCCCACTCTTAGAAAAACCGTGTAACCAAGCTGAAAAGCCTGTGGTTATGCGGTTTTTTGATGTTCTGAAGAAATGAAATAGGGAAGATTTTAGAGCAGAAATGGAACGGAATAAGGTACATATATCACACGATGTATCACACGAATTTGCGTTCTATCTCGGATACGATCTTCCTTGTCTGTCTCGCATCCTCAATATCTATCACGTTCTGATACACCGTCTTCATGATACTGGTGGATGACCATCCGCCGCGCTTCATGATGTACTGATCCGGGATTCCCTCTGCATGCATGATGGATGCCGCATAGTGTCTGAGATCATGGAATCTGACATGACCGGGGAGCTTGGCCTTCTTTTCCAGGTGCTGAAACTTCCGGGTGATTGAATCCGGTTCCAGCGTCACGATCCTTCCCTTGATTCCCTTCATTTTATCAATCACAAAGGACGGCATTTCTATGGACCTGTTGGAACTGTAGGTCTTGGGCGAAGGCTTGGTAACCCACAGGTGCCATTCATCTTTGACCCTGGACTTATTGATGGTCACCACATTCCCTTTGATATCCTTATCTTCAAGAGCACAGATTTCGCTTCGTCTCATAGGCCCAAATGCCGCCAGAAGGATTGCGATCTCCATTTCTGTTCCGGAGCAGAGAGACAGCAGAGCTTTGATGTCGTCATCCGATGGAGTATACAGGTCTGGTTTGACCTTAGAAGGCAAGGTAACACGAAGGCGGAAGTCCGGGAGATAAAAGGACACCACAGAGGAAAAGAGGCCGAAGATATTCCGGACTGTCTTGGGACTGTGGCAGACAGCAAGACTGGATACCCAGAATTGTATTGCAGTATTGTCGATGGTTCTGAGATCCTGCTCGGCAAAAGACTGTCCCTTTTTAAAGTAGGTATCCTGCAGGCTCCGGTATCCTCTGATGGTAGACGGGGAGAGAACCGGAGTCTTCATTGTGATGTACTGGTCTACTGCATCGCATACCAAAAGCCTGGACTTGATCTGCCTGCGCTGTTCCTTCCATTCGGCTGCCTTTGCTTTTGCTTCGGTGGCAGTAGGTGCAGTAAAGGATTGGTAGTGCTTCTTCCCGTTCTCATCCGTATAGTCATAGACCTGGATACGGATGTTTCCTGACGGGAGCTGATTCTTTTTCTTTCTAGGCATAGAGAATTCCTCCTTGACAAAACAGAACAGATGTTCGATAATCTGATCAAGGGATTGAGCTGCCTTGCAGTCTTAAAAGGGGGGAGTGCTATGGACTACAAGGAACAGATACTGGAGATAATACGCGAGATAGACGACGAGAAGATGCTCAGATACATCTACACGTTTATCTCCAGTCTTTTAAACGGAAAGAAGAGTAACCAGTAACGGCTACTCTTCTTTTTTTGATGCCGTCTCGATAAACATATTGGCAATCTTTTCCAGCTCCTTCCAAGACGACTCATCCAGTTTGGCGAGAACTTCTATCAAATCCCTCTTGAATTTCATATCTGTATTGAAAAGGTCTGCAGCGAATTCTGCGATGGTGTCCATCCGGGATTTCTCCACGAACATCTCACCTTCACCGGTCCGGAGCCAGGTCTCGTTCACATCAAAGGTCCTGCAGATAAGAGAGACAACAGCAGCACTTGGAGAATTGTCGCCACTTTCATATTTGGCAACGGTGTTGCGCTTGCTACCAATTCTATCAGCGAATTCCTGCTGAGTAAGATCTAAGGTTCTTCTAAGTTTTTTGATTCTTTCGTTCATATAATCACCACCTTTCGTTAAGAGGATTATAAAACGCAGATGTCCTTTTGTCAACAAAATGTGATAAAAGGACAAAAAGACGGTTGACAAATGTCCTTAAAGGAATTATCATTGTCCTGTAAGCAACATTAAGAGAGAACGGAGGGTGAAGAAATGAAAATATACACCACACGATACCAGGCGAAGAAGGCAAGGGAGACAGACCCGTATTACAACGGCGCAGAAAAGATTGTGAAGGTTGACGGAGGATATGCCCTGATGACCGAAGAAGAGTACAGGGTGTGGAAACTGCAGATGTAGGAAGGAGCAGGCCATGAAAGACACAAACACAACAGCTGCGGTTCTGCTTGCAGGTGGATGGACAGCAGAAGATAAGGAAGAACTCATCCGGGAGTACCAGCTGACCGGAGATGAGGCAGAAGAAATTATCGAAGAGATGCGAAGACTGGAGAATGCGAAAGGAGAAAATGCATGAGCGAATATGAAAAGGGAGTAATGCTCACTATCGACAAAGCAATGCGGCATATGACCGAGTATGACCGAGGATCCTTCGTGGGATTCGCCAGGGGAGTACTGGCAGCGCAGGAACAGAGACGAAAGGAGGCGGAGCAGAATGACCTTCGTGATGACGCAGGACAGAAGAACGCTGCTGAATCTGAAGAGAATCCGGGAGCTTAACATCATCGAGCAGTCCATTGTTGCTCTGACGGACTACGGAACCGAGATACGGCTTGCCGAGTATGACACCGAGTCTGCATGCGAAAAGGCAATGATGGATCTTACCAAGGACATTTACCAGAAGGAGAGACTGATATTTCTTATGCCAAAAGGAGGGTGGAAGGATGATTCATATTGAGAGCGACAATGGAAAGGTATTAGTGAAGGCTGAAGGTTCTGTCGAGAACATCGTCAACGATGTCATAAATTCGTTAGACAATCTGGTGGAAGAACTGACGAAAGATGATGGAGACGAGGCAGGAACCATTATAGCAGCGTTCATCGTGACCGCACTTGTCAAGATGTGGGGACAGTCAAAGGAAGGATTCTTCGATGTGACAAAGGATGCGGCAAAAGTTCTGCAAGTGGGCAAAGGCAAGCCTCCGGAGGATTCCGAAGAATCGGCAGAAGAGTATGCGGGGGTGAAGGCATGAATATTATTGACGCGGCATCCCGAAGATTCCTTGGGGACTATGGAAGGCTGAAGGCGATGTGGAAGTGCTCGGACGCTGAGATGGCAAGAAGGCTCGGATGTGACCCGTCAACCATCGTCAATCTGAAGAAGAGTCCGTGCTCGGTAAACGGCGGAGTGATCCTGCAGGTGCAGGAGAACCTGCACAGGGAGTTGAGAAAACTGGAGGAGTAAAGATGAAGCTGGAATACATGCCTATCGTGAGTGACCCTACAAGAAGACCAGTCCTGCAGGCAGAGACCAGAGAGCAGGAAGGCACTCCGTGCCTGGACTTCCTCATGAGCATCTCCGGATATATGGAGCTGATGGCAGCAGGAGCGGCACTGCTTCTGGTAGCACAGCTGATGACAGCGTTATGACACAGAAAAAGACCTGCCGCCCGGATGCGACAGGTCTCAAGGGTGAAGTACTTTACACATAAATTATTGTACTTCATTCGGGCGAAAAATGCAATAGGGAAAGGGGCCGAAAATGTGGCAGCCATGCCACTTTTCGGCTCGATTAAGGGGATTAACTTTACGAATGAAGTACGAAATACTGACATACAGAGCAGGGGCCACCATAGAGGTGGTCAAATACATCCCCAAACAGTACAGAGGGGAAGCATCGGGACTACGGAAGGCGAAACCGGAGAAGAAGACACCGGAGGAGATCCGGGAGGCGAATGCCAGGCAGGCCGAGAGGAAACTGATCCGGAAGCTGAACGCGAACTTCCATCCGGGAGACCTCCACACCATCCTGACCTATGACCCAAAGGAAGGAAGACCGGACCCGGAGAGGGCGAAGGAGATCATCCAGAGGTTCCATCAGCTGGTCCGAAAAGAATACAAGAGACGGGGAGAGGAGTACAAGTACATCCTGGTCACCGAGTATAAGAGAGCGGCGATCCACCACCACCTGGTCATCAACCATATAAATGACGGGAACATCACATCAAAGGATATCATCCGGAGATGCTGGAGGGCAGCAGGCGGAACAGGCCGTCCCAAGTATGTGGACCTGGACGAGACCGGAAGCTATGAGAGGCTGGCTGCCTACCTCATCAAGGAGACATCAAAGACCTATGCGGAAGAAGGCGGATGGAAACAGAGATACTCCTGTTCCCGGAACCTCATAAACCCGAAACCGGAGAAACGAACCGTAACTCTCAAAAAGATATGGAGCCTTAATCCGATACCGAAGAAGGGATACCACATCCTGCAGGACCTTACCTATAACGGCATAGATAAAGCAGGGTATCCCTATCAGCGATATTACCAAGCAAAGGACAGACCTGTACCGGAGGACTGGGATCCTCCGGGCAGGCGAAAGGAGAAACAATGGAAAGAGAAATGCCAGAAGGAACAAAACCGGCGATCGGTGCCTGCAGATACTGCGGACAGACAAGAGCATTCCCGGACGGCGGGAACTGGAGCGAGAAAGAACTCGATGAAGCGGCAACCGGACTCTGCAAGTGCGCAGACGCACAGAGAGCGAGAGAAGCGGAGAAGAGGGAGAGAGACACCGTAGCACAGGTCAGAGAGATATTTCAGAGAGACCTGGAGATTGTGAATCTCATGGAAGAACTGGTGCCGTCTGTCCTGTCCGGAGAGATCCGGAAGGTAACCATAGAGTCTGATGGCGGGGTGAAGGCCGCGATGTTCCTCACCAGAGCCGGGAAGATCAACGTGAGCAGGAAGAAGACTTCCAGCCATGCAGTGACCGTATGATTCCGGACGAGATCCGGAAAGCTGCGTGGTCTGTCCGGGAGTCATCCCATCTCGGAGAATATCTCGGAAGCGAGTGGAACGAAACCTGCGAGACGACCTTCCACTACTATCGGGACCGACTGGACCCGAACCGTATTTGGTACGACACAGACGAGAACCGTCTGATGGAGCGGCACCTGCGGGACTGGGTGAAGATGGGAAGACCGGAGAAGAGACCGCGCCCTGAGAGTGAATCCTTGCCGGTATCGGGAGATTAGGTATATCACGGTACCTCACAATCTTATTGAACGGCAGCAGGATAGGGGAGAGAGACCCTCTCCCCGGAAAGGAGAGGAATGAGAGCTTATTTATCAGGTCCCATATCAGGGACAAAGGATGCCATCGAGAGGTTTTCGGATGCGCAGAAGGTGCTGGAGCAGGCGGGGATAGATGATGTGTGCAATCCATCATGGCTTGTAAAGATCCTTAACCCAAGGACAACAGACCGTGAGGAGTACATGGGAATCTGCCTTGACATGCTCCAGGAGTGCGACATCGTGATCCAGCTTGATGGATGGGAAGAGTCCCTGGGATGCCAGTGCGAGTATGGTTTTGCAAGAGGGCAGGATATCCCCTGCATGACCATCGAGGAACTGATGGATGAGAAAAGGTATGAAAGGGAGAAAAGGAAGCCATGGAACGGATGCTGCGGACACTGCTCGGACTGGCACTAGGTCTTATCATCGCGGCAGCAGGATGCCCTCTGGTGTGCCTTGCCGATGTGGTGCAGATCACAGACGAATCGGAACCGGCGACACCTGCGGCACTCTATACGCAGGAAGACCTGGAAGTCCTTGCTCATGTCATCTGCGGCGAGGCTCAGTGCTACGACGATCAGGAACAGCTTTATGTAGGTTCTGTGGTTCTGAACCGTGTAGCGGACCCGCGATACCCCAATACCATCAAGGGTGTGGTGTTCCAGAAGGGGCAGTATGCCTGCACCTGGGACGGGAACTACAACAGGACTCCGACCGCAAGGAACTGGGCGAATGCAACATACCTTCTGACCTATGGCTCACAGCTTCCTGCAAACGTGGTCTACCAGTCCGGAAGACGGCAGGGCAAAGGAGTATATGTAAAGACCCTGCGGCACTACTACTGCTACTAAGGGAGAAAAACGAATGTACGGGAAAGCAAGCGGGATAAGTGATACAGATACTTTCGGGTACTGCCCACACTGCGGATCGGACTACATCATCAAACGTGCAGACGGATCGGCACAGTGCAGAGACTGTGGGTATGCCTTTTTTGTTGTCGAGGCGGATGATTCCGTCTGGGAGGATGAATGAAAAGAGTACAGATAGTCTGCGACCGGTGCGGGAAAGAGATATCCGGGAACGCATACCGATTCGTGCTCCGGATGCTGGACGACAAAGGGGAACAGGAATTCGGACCGGATCTCATGCCGAGACCGATGCCTGATGCGGCAGGCAAGGTAGCAAACCTGGACTACTGCCCAAAGTGCGCAGCGGAACTGGTGGATCTTATGGGAGTGCCAAGGACGGAACTGGCAAAGAAAGCACCGAAGAAACCTAAGGAACCGGCACCGGCAGAAGAGACGGATGGCCCCGTAATAAAGATAAAGGGAAGACCAATGGACATGCCGAAGCTCCGATCCCTGCGTAACGCTCGGTGGAGCAAAGAAAAAATGGCTGTGGAGTTTTCCTGCAGTGTGAAAACCATAGAAAGAGGATTAGAACTTCTTGAAGAAGAAGAGAAAAAGGAGAACAAGGGATGAAGTACGAAAAGATGAGAGTGAGACTGACATTTGTAGACGAGATTCTGGGAACCTGCAGCGGCAATGCGGACCTGCACCGGGAATACATCGCATCCAAGGCACCGGATGCGAAGAGCAGAGAAGAGGAGATAGCTGCTATCGGTATTGACGCGGAGATCGAGAAGACCATGACGGTATTTCCAAGAAACAAGGCAGGGGAGCCGATCTTCTGGAACTACCAGATAAAAGGCTTTTTCAAGTCCGCCTGCTCTGCACTGAGAACAATCAAGGACACAAAGTCATCTGCGCTTAAAGCGTTCAAGAAGGAGATTGACCTCCGCATCTTTGTTTTCGCGGATGCAGACCATCCGGAACAGAGAGAGATCGTCATCCATACGGACGACTCCATTGACGAGTGCCAGAGACCTCTCCGGGCAAGCACTCCACAGGGAGAGCGAGTCGCCCTTGCCAACTCCGAGAGCATCGCGCCCGGAGCCTGGGTAGAATTTGACATCATGTTCCTGGACCCGTCAAAGAAGAAGCTCATCGAGGAATGGCTGGACTACGGACTTCTCAACGGCATCGGACAGTGGAGAAACTCAGGAAAGGGTGCATTCACCTGGGCCGAGGTTACAGACTGAGCATCGGCAGAGGTAGCAAAGTCTCGCAAAGGCATAGCGTTGAAGCGCAGGGGCAAAGAATAGCCTCGTTCCGCTTAGGAATTGAATGGCATAGAGACGGCGACGGAATAGAATTGAGCAGCATCGGAACGGCATAGAGATGACATGTCTGCGAGGGATATGCTGACAAAAGAAGTGCATAGCTTGGGCAAGGGAAAGCTGAGGTTGAGATGCATGGGAATTGCATGGTGGTGATTTGCTGGGGCATAGCTCGGATAGCTTCGATGGCACGGCAAGGGAGAAGAAGGGCAGAGACCCGACAAGCATGGGAAGGGCAAAGAACGGTAAAGGAACCGCATAGCTCTGCAGCGGATTCGCAATGTGTGAAAGGTAAAGGAATTGAGATGATATGTCTGGCAATAGAGATGCGAACAGTAGATAAGCCAGGGAAAAGAGATGCTATGCCTTGCGAGGGAAAAGTATGGGCAGCGGAGTTGGGCAGAGGAACAGAAAGGCTGAGAAGAGGCATAGAAACGCGCTGAAATGCAGTGGCATAGTACAGACAGATGAGCATGGTTACGGCATAGCGTAGATAGGACATGCTGCTGAATGGCAAGGTCGTGCTGCGAGTGGAACAGCAATGGAATGGACATGCAAAGCAGTACAAGGGCAAGGCAATGAAGAGACATGGGAAGCGAGGGCAGTGAAGAGAGAAGCAACGGGTGCAAGGCGGCGGAAATGCTAAGAAAAGAGACGCACAGATGAGCATAGGAAAAGCCTTGAGTTGGATCGCAATGGAACGGCGAAGGAAGCGTGGCCAAGGTGGTGCATGGCATGGAGATACGATGCAGAGGAGTAGACTGGAGCCGATCCGAGATGCCGAGGAAATGAAAAGAGGAGAATTGCAATGAAGCATTACGGAGATATCACAAAGCTCTCCGGAGCAGACCTGCCTCCGGTAGACTGCATCACCGGAGGATCACCATGCCAGGACCTGTCGGTGGCAGGGAAAAGGGCAGGACTCGCAGGAGAAAGATCCGGACTGTTCATGGAGCAGATCCGGGTAGTAAAGGAGATGAGAGAGAATGACAGGAGAAATGGAAGGCCAGCTCACCTTTGCAGACCTCGGTATATGGTCTGGGAGAATGTCCCCGGAGCCTTCTCCTCCAACAAAGGAGAAGACTTCCGGGCAGTCCTCACGGAGATCATCCGTATCGTCTGCCCGGACTGCCCCGATGTGCCTATGCCTGACAGGGGGGGGTGGAGACCGGCAGGATACCTCTATGACGAGATGGGCAGATGGTCTGTTGCTTGGAGAGTACATGACGCACAGTTTTGGGGTGTCCCCCAGAGAAGAAAACGCATCGCGCTTGTCGCAGATTTTGCAGGACTCAGCGCAGCCGAAATACTATTTGAGCGCAAAGGCCTGCGCTGGTATCCTTCGGAGAGCGGAGAAGAGGGGGAAGGAACTCCCGGAACTCCTGAGGCAGGCATTGGAGAACCAAATGAATGATAACGGATGTGATATGCCTTGAAGGAAACGGCACAAGACCTTCCCACAGGGGCAGCGGATATTCTGAGGGGGGGGGCGATGTACACACTGAACATAACGGAAGTACATTGCGTCGCCTACAGAATCGGAGCCTACAACAGCGAAGGGATGAAATCAGAAAACCCGCATGCAGGGGTATACAAAACCGATACGGCACCGACATTGGACAGCATAAACTGCGGATACCATGCCTGCTATCAGGGAGGGGTAATGATAATAGAGAAACATGATAGTGGTACAGAGAAGGTTTTCGAAGGTGATGATAAATGACACAGAGATATCCCCAACCATTGAAGCTGCCTGCGGATGTGGGGGGGTAACATACCGATACTGTTGGTCCCTGGACGAAAAGATGGGACAGACCTACGTCCACCACGAAACAGCGAATACCCTTGCGGCACGGGACTACAAACAGCCGCAGGCCGTGATATTGATAAGAGATGGCAGAACCGATATTGATTGAGATGACAAGCACAAAGAACACCATAGTAACAGACGGGATATCCCCCACGCTTACCGCAAGGATGGGTACGGGGGGGAACCAGGTGAATGCAGTGCTTGTGGCAGCAGGAGGAAAAGATGTCATATCAGAGCATAACAGGTCCGCTCATGGCGAACTCGCATCCGGGAAGCTATAGCGGACAGGATGCCTATAGCGACATGTTGGTGACGGATCATGAACACATTTGCGATGCAGGCCTTCGGGCAATACAAAGAGAGCGACAGGGCATCAGGAATGAAGGCACGGGACCACAAGGATGCTACAGACCTGATTCTTCGAGGGGGGGGTACCGACATGGAAACTGCAGTAAGAAGACTTACACCGACCGAATGCGAACGGCTCCAGGGGTATCCGGACGGATGGACGGATATTGGAGAGTGGACAGACAGCAAAGGGAAGAAGCGACAGACCACAGACTCGGCGAGGTACAAGGCCCTGGGGAACAGCATTGCTCTCCCGTTCTGGTTCTACATCCTCCGCAGGATATCTGCCCAGTACGAAAGACCGGCAACGCTCGGAAGCTTGTTTGACGGCATCGGCGGATTCCCTCTCTGTTGGGAGAGATGCAACGGACCGGGGAAAGCTCTGTGGGCATCCGAGATAGAAGAGTTTCCCATAGCAGTAACAAAAGTACATTTTCCGGAGGGGACAGATGAGAAGGGCGAATAAGACCAAACACAACAGCATCGGGAAACTGTTGAACATCAGCAGCTATACCGGCAGCAGGACAACACCGGTTATCATGACAGAGAACCGGATGCTCCGGAGGCTGAAGGGCGAAAGAGGAAGGAGAAATAGGGGATGACAGGTCAGACAGAACGTAAGTGCGGGAAGTGGGAGTTTTACGAAGACAGAGCACCTGTATGGGATATTGCGGGCGAAAAAACGTGGGCGCGAGCGTATAAGTGTCCAAAATGCGGTTTTGTGCATTCAGTAATCGAGGATTTCGGGCAATATGCATTCTGCCCGAACTGCGGCGAAGACATGCGGGAGGGCGAATAATGCAGAAGACATTTATTTTCAATTTCTACGAAGCAGCAGAAAAGGCTGTTGATGATGCCGTGAAGAGCAGAGAGATGGACCGGACAGCCTATGGAATGAACGGATGGAACAAGAAGAACGAAAGAGGAACAGTGGTCAACTGCTTACTGGATAAATGCGACTATAACCAGGACTGTATCTGTACCAGGGAAGAGATTACATTGAGCGAAGAGCATTACTGCGTAGGGGGATGCGATGATGGGTGGAAAATCAAAGAAGAAGACGACGAAGATTGAGCAGGAAGATCTCGGAACACTCATGATATGTGCTCTCCGGTACTGCCACGAACCGCGAAGCTACATTTCGTATCTGGTGCAGGGCATCTGCAGAGCACATTTGCAGAAGATATCCGATAAGGACCTGCAGGTCATGATAAATGACTGCGCGTCACGCTGTGACATAGAAAAGTACGAATTTCCAATCAGCAGCATAATGGGATGGATAGGATTTTATGATGTCCTGCAAGAAGAAAAGAGGAGGAGAGAAACCAGATGATGGCAACAACAATTATTACCTGCATGATCTGCTGGACAATAGGAGCAATCACCGGACTGTACCTGATGTTCCAGGTCTCAAAGGCCATGGTGGACAAGGTAAGGCAGCAGGAGGAAAAGAGACACAGAGACCTGATCGCACACATGGACCATGCATCGGAACATTGGCAGGATATCGTGATTGATATTCAGCATGAGACCGAACTGGGCCATATGCAGAACAAGTCCGTGAAGGACCAGCTGATGATCATCCGGGCCTGCATTGCGAAAGACCGAACAGAAGAACAGGAGGATGTTGAGAACCTGGCACCGGAAGGTGGCAGCACGGCAGCAGGACAGCAGGAGGCATAGGGACATGAATGACCGCATTTCGGAGAATCTGAAGTGTCCGTTCTACAAAAAAATACTGAGGACCAGCCGTTTTATAGGCATCGAGTGCGAGTCCCTCATGCATGAGGAGGCTCTTGGCTTTGCCACTTCGCATGTTACGCGCTTTCAAAACTACCATGAACTGAAGGATTATTCAGAACTGATATGCTGCGAGAACTGGACCGACTGCCCATACTATAAGGCCCTTATGAGGGGAAGGTACGCGGAACTGCCGAAAGGCACTGAGAAAAAATGATAGAGACAGATGCACCTGCCGTGAGTAGGTGCATTTTTTATGCCTTTTTCGCCATGATAAAAGAAAAGGTGTCGCCGACCGGAAAGGGTGTGAATCAATGGCAAAAGGTAAATATGAGCAGTGGTTGACAGAGGAGGGATTGATAAAACTTGAGGGATGGGCGAAGGATGGTCTCATCGATGAAGACATCGCAAAGAACATGGGAATCAATGTCCGAACCCTCTACACATGGCAGGAAAAGTACGATCAGATTAAACAGGCCTTAAAAGTAGGCAAGGAAGTAGCTGATCGTGTTGTGGAGAATGCGCTCTACAAAAGCGCACAGGGATACAAGGTCACGCTGAAGAAGGCCTTCAAGGTCCATAAGATTGAGTACGACACAAAGACCGGCAGAAGGAAACGGGAGTATGACGAGATCGTCCAGGCGGAAGAGGAAGAATATGTTCCTGCCCAGGTAACAGCGCAGATCTTCTGGCTGAAGAACCGGAAACCGGAGAAGTGGCGCGATAAACCGGTGGACGAGACTATCGATAACAACATCACCATCAGCTTCGATGGTTGTGAAGAATTCGCAGAGTAGAAGGGGTGGTGCTATGAACATTGCACTCGGCACTCCGAACGAAAAGCAAAGACTTTTTCTCCTGGACCGTCATAAGTATATCGGATTCGGAGGAGCCAGAGGCGGAGGAAAGAGCTGGGCAGTCAGAGCCAAAGCAGTGGCATTGTGCCTAAAGTACAAAGGAATACATGTGGGCATCATCAGAAGAACCTATCCGGAGCTGGAAAAAAACCATATAAAGCCTATCAAGAAGACATTGAAAGTAGGAACAAGACAGGCTGCCGCCAAGTACAACGAGCAGAAGAAGGAGATGCACTTCCCAAATGGCTCTGAAATACTGTTTGGATACTGCAAGAATGACGCTGACCTGGACCAGTATCAGGGTACTGAGTATGATGTCCTGTTCATCGAGGAAGCTACACAGATGACCGAGTACCAGATAAAGACCCTGACGGCATGTGTCCGAGGTGTCAACGACTTTCCAAAGCGGATCTACTACACCATGAACCCAGGCGGAAAAGGTCATGGATACATCAAGCGCATATTCATCGACCGGGACTATATAGCAGGCGAGAAACCGGAGGAATACTCCTTCATCCAGTCGCTGGTCTATGACAACAAAGCTCTGATGGAGATGAATCCGGACTATGTAAATCAGCTGGAAGCACTCCCGGAAGCACTCCGCGAGGCATGGCTGTTGGGTAACTGGGACACATTCATCGGACAGGTATTCCGGGAATGGAGAAACAATCCGGAAGGATACGATACGCGCCGATGGTCCCATGTCATCAATGACTTTGAGATAGACGACTCATGGAAGATATACCGCGGATTTGACTTCGGCTATGCAAAACCCTTTGCCGTCATATGGATTGCTATCGACCATTACGGCAGGATGTACCTGTTCAAGGAATACTATGGCTGCACCAGAGAACCGGATACCGGAGTACAGATGCAGCCGAGAGAAATAGCACAGAGGATACGGGAGATCGAGACGCAGGATCCCATGCTCAGAGGAAGAAAGGTCATTGGCATAGCAGACCCTGCCATATGGCAAAATACCACCGGCGAGAGCATCGCAGATATGATGGCCCATGAGCAGGTCTATTTCCAGCAGGGTGATCATACAAGACTTGCAGGACTGATGCAGGTCCACTACAGACTCGCCTTTGACCAGGAAGGCTTTCCCATGCTCTATGTCTTTAAGTCCTGCAGGCACATGATAAGGACACTGCCTGTCCTTGTCTATGATGAGCATAAGGTAGAGGATGTGGACACCACACAGGAAGACCATCTTTACGATGCCTTGAAATATGTCTGTATGGAGAATCCGCTGAATCCGCCGAGGATGGCAGTCTGGACACCACCACAGGAAGACCCGCTGAACATGTGGAACTGATAGAAGGAGGAACGAGATGCCTATTAACAGAAGACCGGGAAGACCAGTCCTCCCGGAGGAACTCAGAAGAAGACCGACAGTACCGATTGGTGAAGCACCGATGGCAAGACCGGAACAGCTGGCGCAGGAACCGGCACAGATGGAGAGACCGCTGGGAGAACCGGTGCCGCCGCTGCCGACACAGGAAGGACCGGCACCGGCAGGAAGACCCAGGATGATCAACATCGAACAGCTCCGTACTGCCCAGGGACTCCTGGAGAAGTACAAGGACGGCAAGGCAAACCTTGACCGGAAGATCATCGAAAACGAGGACTGGTGGAAGATGAATCACTTTCGGAACTTCCGCCGCATGAAGTATTTGAAGAACAAGGAGACCGGAGAGATCCAGCCGGTGCATGACCATCCTCAGTCCCGGAAACAGTCTGCATGGCTGTTCAACAGCATCATGAATAAGCATGCGGACATTATGGACAACTATCCGGAACCGGCAATCCTGCCGAGAGAGCAGACGGACGAGGAAGCGGCAAAGGTCCTGTCCTCCATCCTCCCGGTGATCATGGAAAACTGTGACTTTGAAGCAGTATACAGTGACTCTGCATGGGATAAGCTCTGTTCCGGTGCGGCAATCTATTCTGTTCTCTGGAACAGCGAACTGCAGAACGGACTCGGAGACATCGAGATCAAGCAGGTAGACCTCCTGCAGTTTTACTGGGAACCGGGAGTGCAGGATATCCAGGACTCCCAGAACATCTTTCTGCCGATGCTCATCGACAACAAGGTACTGGAGGCCCAGTATCCGCAGCTGAAGGGAAAACTCATCGGCACCGGCAAGGAAGTCAAGGAGTATAACTACGACGACTCCGTGGACACCACGAACAAGTCCATAGTCGTGGACTGGTACTACAAGACCCAGGTAGGCAGCAGGACAACCTTGCAGTATGTCAAATGGGTAAATGATGAGATTCTCTACTCTTCCGAGGATGACGAGGATCATCCGGAGTACCGGGAGCAGGGATATTATAACCACGGGCAGTACCCCTTCGTCATGGACGTGTTGTTCCGTGAGAAGGGAACACCGGCAGGCTTTGGCTACATCGATGTCATGAAGAGCACACAGGAAGACATCGACGAGATGAAAGCAGACTTCCGGGAGAATGCCCGGTGGGGAGCAAGACCGAGGTACTTCTCAAGAGATGAGAATGGCATCAACCAGAGAGAATTCCAGGACCTGGATCAGCAGATCGTCCATGTGGCAGGCTCCATCGATGATTCCCACATCAGACCCATCGAGACAAAGGACCTCTCCGGAAACTATCTCACCATCTATCAGTCATGGATTGACGAATTGAAAGAGACCTCCGGAAACCGGGACTTCTCACAGGGATCAACGGCAGCAGGAGTCACATCCGGTTCTGCCATTGCCGCCCTGCAGGAAGCAGGCAGTAAAGGCTCCCGTGACATGATCAAAGGTTCCTACAGAGCCTATACAGAAGTCTGCAAGCTGGTCATCGAGCTGATGCGGCAGTTTTACGATACTCCCAGAACCTTCCGCATCGTAGGAGAAAAGGGACAGCAGGAGTTTGTGGAATTCAACAACGCATCCCTGCAGGGACAGCCGATGAACATCATGGGAGAGGACTTCCACACCAAGGAACCGATATTTGATATCAAGGTCAAGGCTCAGAGAAGCAATCCCTATAGCCGGATGTCCCAGAACGAACTTGCTCTGCAGTTTTATAACCTTGGTTTCTTCAATCCCCAGCTGTCCGACCAGGCACTCGCAACCATCGAGATGATGGACTTTGAAGGCAAGGAGAAGGTGCGTGAAAGAATCCAGACAAATGGAACGATGTACGAACAACTCCAGCAGATGCAGCAGACCATGGGAGAGATGGCACAGCTTCTCGCCAATACCACCGGCGACACACGGATCCTGCAGGCGATGCAGGCCCAGGGAGGGGGAGGACAGCCTCTTCCGCAGGCGGAAGAAGGAGCAGTCCGGGAGACTGACCGGAACAGCTACGGAGAGCCTGTAAGACGCGGCAACTCCCAGGCGGACAAGATGAGGGAAAGGATCCAGGAGTCAGCGGAGGTGAAGTGATGACCACTATCCGGTACATGAAGGATAAGGATCATGTGAGAATCAGTATCCACGGGCATGCCATGTACAATCCGGGAAACGACATTGTATGCGCTGCCATATCCCATCACACCATCACGATGCTTAACATTCTGAACACCTATGAGCAGGGCGACATCATCACGAAATTCTCGGCGGAGGCCATCGACGGCAATGTGACGGCAGACTTTCATGTGAAGTGTACCGACATCTGGAACAATGCATGGCTCATCTTCCGGACCGGCTATGAGATGCTTGCAGACGAGTATCCGGACCATGTCCGCCTGGAACTGTAAGTGGGTGCATTTTTTCAACGAAACAATCTACACTTAAGAAAATGGCACATCGGAAAGACGATGTAAAAGGAGATTTAATCCATGAAGAAATGGAATCTGAGGCTCAACCTCTTTGACGGCGGGGAAGGCGCATCCGCACCGGCAGCAGGGGAAGCCAGCGTAACCGGAGTCGCGACCGGAACTGAGGTGGGTGCAGAAGGCACCGATACTGCGGACACCACGCAGACAGGAGACACAGACAGACCCAGCTTCAAGGACCTTATCAGCGGAGACTACAAGAAGGAAGCAGACGAGTATATCCAGGGCATCATCCGGAAGAGAGTGAGAGACTCCAAGCAGGACAAGGAGACAATCGCCAAGCAGGCGGAGATTCTCAATACTGTCGCTGCCAAGTACGGCATGGATGCATCGGACCTCGCCGCCCTGCAGGAGAAAGTATCTGCTGACGATGCCTATATCGAAGAAGCAGCCATGGAAGAAGGACTGACCACAGACCAGTACCGAAGAATCCGGGATGCCGAGGCGAAGGCGGCAGCCTATGAAGCTCATATGGCGGAAGCGGAACGCGAGAGAGCAACACAGCAGAAGGTAGCTGAATGGCAGGCGGAAGCAGAGCAGGTAAAGCAGGTCTATCCTGACTTTGACCTTGCCACAGAGCTGGAGAACCCGACCTTCCAGAAACAGCTCCGACTGGGCATTGATATGCAGTCTGCATATGTTGCACTCCATCAGGCGGAAATCCTCCAGGGAGCCATGAGAGTAACCGCGCAGGAAGTCCGCAGAGCAACTGCCAATGACATTGCGGCAAGAGGACAGAGACCGAGGGAGAATGCCTCCTCTGCAAGAGCTGCCGCGACGGTCCGCACCGATGTCTCCAAACTGACAAGAGCAGACAGGGAAGCACTGTCCAGGAGAGCACTCTCCGGTGAGATAGTAACCCTAGGATAAGAGATACACACCGGTACGCTGGCCCCGGACCGCTTCCTCCGAACAGTTAAAGGAGTCGATTATGAGTAAAGTTATGGACTGGGTGCTGAACCTTAAGATGTTCGACACCGTTATCAATGCTACCACATCCAATACGACCGGCAACAACCTGTCGCATGAGATGAAAACCTACTACCAGGACAGACTCATCGACCTGGTAGACCCGCTTCTGGTCCATGACCAGTTTGGTCAGAAGAGACCGATCCCGCAGGGAAGAGGCAAGACCACCGAATTCCGCGCATTCACCAAGCTGCCGAAGATCACCACACAGCTCACCGAGGGCGTGACTCCGGATGGTCAGGCACTGGATTCCTACATCGTGACCAGCACGGTAAAGCAGTACGGCGGATATGTCTGCCTGACTGACTTTATTATGCAGACCGCGATTGATCCGATGGCAGAAGAGGCTCTGAAGCTCATCGCTTCCCAGGGTGCTCGTTCCATGGATACGGTGACCCGCGAGATCATCAACGCTGGTACCAATGTCCAGTACGGCGACGGCACCAAGTCCTCCAGAAGCGCACTGACCGCAAGTGATAAGCTGACTGTCCTTGCCGTCAGAAAGGCAGTAAGAACCCTTAAGAGACAGGATGCTCCGATGATCAACGGCAATTACGTTGCTATCGTCCATCCGGACATCGCTTTTGACCTTATGTCTGATCCGACCTGGGTAGACTGGCAGAAGTACACTTCCCCGGAGCACATGTACAAGAATGAGATCGGCCAGATCGCCGGTGTTCGCTTCGTTGAGACCACCGAGGCCAAGATCTTTGACGGTGCAGGTGCATCCGGTGCCGATGTATACTCCACTCTCATCATCGGCGAGGGTGCTTACGGTGTAACCGATATCGCAGGTGGTGGCCTGCAGACCATCATCAAGCAGAAGGGCAGCGGCGGCACATCTGACCCGCTGGATCAGAGAGCAACCATCGGCTGGAAGTGCGCAAAGACCGCAGAGATTCTCGTCAACGAATACATGGTTCGTATCGAGACCGGCGCGACCGCATAAAGCAGGTATTAGGCAGAGGGTATTGCCTGACCTGGGGGTGAGTCGCCCTCTGCTCATCCCCATGAAAAGAGGGCAAAATGGCAAGAACGAAAGCTGAAGAAGCAACCATGGTTGAAGAAGTGAAAGAGAAAGAGATTGTTCCCTATAGTGACGAAGACCGCGTGGAGATTCCGCCTCTCTTCTACGATAAGGACAGATACTCTTCCCCTGTCATCGTCGGAGTAAATGGAAAAATGTACTCCATTCCGAGAGGTGTACCCGGTATCAAGGTGCCGAGAGTTGTGAAAGAGATTCTGGACCAGTCTGAGTACCAGAAGCAGATGGCAGGAAACTTCATGAACTCCATTGAAGGAGTGCAGAAACTGGGTGACTTCTAAACCGAAAACAGTAACCGCAAGGGCAGGTCTTTTGGCCTGCCCCTTTTTAAAAGATTGGGGTAGCACATGATTATTGTAAAGAACAGGGAGCTG